TTCCGTTGTGGCCTTTGCTATCTTCTCATTATAAAGCTCCGTGATAGCCTGACGCTTTTCCAAATATGAACCATATTCTTTCAGGTATTCGTTCATGGCGCGTTTCTCTTCCTCCAGTTGTTCCTTATTCACATTGGAGGTCGATTGCTCTCGTTTAACGTATGAATTGACCAAAGCGGTATGAATCTCGACCGTCTGTTCTTTGCTCAGTTTGCCGCCTTGCGCGTCTTTCCACTCTTTCTCTTTGGCGAGTATGGCTGCAATCTCATTGTCATAGTCAAGATAAATTTGGGCAATCTTCTTGTCGGATCCTTCTTTCATCAAGTCGATTTCGGACTGTTGATTTTGACGGCGGAAGGATAAAAGTTCGTTATGAATCGTTTTTTGCTGTTTGAGTTGCTTATCCGCCTCTTTCTTTTCTTGTTTTTCGCGCTTGGTCGAATCAGAATATTTGTCTATTTGCGTTTGCGCCTCTTGTATCTGTTTTGTATACTTGCTCCAATCTTCAGAGTTCTTTTTTGATACATCCAAGGCATTACGAGCAGCTTCTGCATCCTGTTTCTGCTTCTCCCAATAGGATTTATTCTGTACAACAGAGATACTATTCCTCGTTAATGAATTGATCTTTCCTGTTGTCTCATCTATCTGCTTATTCAAAGCATCAAGCCTGATACTACTAATGATATCAGGAACACCCATCCACACAGAAACTATATCCTCTGAGTTTGTTAAAGTTTTTTCAAGCTCATCCCTTTCCTCGATAAGTTTTCTTTTCACATCCTCATAATGCTTGACCTTCTCTTCAACAGGAGTGTTAGCCTCCCATTGAGCCTCTTTTATCTTTTCAATTTCTTCTTTATGGAGTTTGGCAAGGTTATTAGCTGTCTCAAGTTGTTTATTAAGTCGTTCAACATTATGAATCCATGAATTACCAGATTTATTGTACGGAGAAGATTCTGTCTCTTGTATTTTCTTTTTAAGGTCCTCTATTCTTTTCAGATCAGCCTCATAAGCCTTAACAGCATCGTCCATTTCTCTCTTCTTATTGATAGAAGAGAACATTTTCTTCTGCTGGTCTTGCGGCATGTTCTTGAACTCCTCAAAGCTCATATTCCCAAGTTCGGGGAATAACTTGATAAGTTCTTTATATGCCTTTACCTGTGAATAAACAGATTCTGTCTCGCTGTTTATCTTTGAGATCAGACTATCGGTTTTAGAAGTTAGTTCCTGTTTCCTACGTGCAGCTTCTTCTTGTTCTTTATTAAGTTGCTTTTGGGCTTTCTCGGCAGCGGTTGTACTGTCATGAAGAACCCACATCGTAGCGGCAAAACTGGCTACAATGGTGGCAAGTAAAGCATAAGGATTAGCTTTCATTGCCGCATTTAAAGCCAATTGAGCGACAGTCTGCGCTTTTGTCGCAATTGTTTGGATTCCTTTTGCGGCCGCATCTACCCTTGCGGCAACAGCCCAACTACGAGTTAATGTAATACTGGCTATCAAAGCAGTCCGATAAACTCCATAAGTAACAGCCAACCCAGCCAATACCTTACCTATCGTTTCATAGTTTTCTATCAATGAAGTGGTTGTTTGGATACCCTTAATTATGACACCCTCCGATTTCTGCCCCAATTCATTGAATACTGAATCCATCGCATCTTGCATCATGGATAGCTGACCGTTGATAGTTTTTGAAGCGTTCTCGGACATATTATAAAACTTACCTCCTGCCGAAGTGGCATCTATAAACGCCTGTTGTACCATTTCTGCGGAAATAGCCCCCTTAGACATCTCATCTTTGAGCGTAGCAATAGATTTTCCGGTCTTATCTGCCATGATTTGCAACGGATTGAATCCTGCATTAATCATCTGGTTAAGGTCTTGTCCCATCAACTTTCCTGCCGCCGACATTTGAGAGAAAGCCAACGTAAGCGAGTTAAACCTTTGGGTATCTCCCATAGAGACATCACCAATAGCTTGCAAATAACGTGGTACTTTCTCAGCCTCAATATTAAATCCTAACATCATCTGCGTAGCTTGGGTTACATCAGAAAACTCAAGAGGAGAAATCTTTGCATATTCACGGACTTGTGACATAAGTTCATCTGCCTTTTCTTTGCTTCCAAGCAAAGTTTGAATAGCGGTGTCTGCGGCTTGAAACTCGCCACGAACACGAACCATGTTTGACAGAAACTCCTTAATGGAGTATCCTCCCAATAATTTTTTGCCGACATTAGACATCGCTTGTTCTATCTGCTTTGTCACATCGACATTCTCTATACCCTCTTGTCGATATAAAGTATACTCGTCACGTAGTTTCTTTACTGACAAACGTGCCCCTGCTTGTTGTTGGGTCAATCCGAATAAAGCAGCTTTCTCTTCTTCCAATGCCCTGCGTGCAGCATTATACTCTTCCAATTTCTTATTAGCGGACAATGGATTTCCTTTCAATGCGATACGATAGGCTTCACCAAGGCGTTTTACATCCGCTTCTATGTCTCTAATTACCGACTTTTGAGCGATAATCTTTTCTGAGAACCCGTTTACAACTTGCGAGGCATCGAATATTTTCTTTTTAAAACC